GAGCGTCGTCACGGCCGACTCGCGAAAGCGCACCATGTCCGCCACCGAGCGGATGATGTTCGCGCTGACCGCTGCGAAAGCCACGGCCATTCCGGCCGCTGCTGCCGTGATCCCAGCCGCGAGCGATCCCACTTGACCGAGCACGCCAGCCACCTGACCCAGCGTGCCGCCCAGGCGCTGCGACGAGGTGTCGAGCCCCCGGACCGATCCCGCGCCCTGCGAGAGCTTGCGGTTCAGCGACTCGACCGAGTCCTCGGCGCGACCGAGCGGACCCGACATCAGGTCCTTCGCCTCAAAGCGCCATGTGAGTGTCTCGGCCACGCTACGCCTTCGTGTTCACGATTCGGTGAATGTGCAGCGCCTCGGCCACGAGCAGCGCGCCCGCGCGTCGGTGCGGATCGAGGTCGTCAGGGTCGTGCCCTGCGAGAGCGAGCATGCACGACGCTGCAGTCCACAGGTCCGTGCGTGTCTCGTCCCGCAGGGTCAAGATTCCCCCACTGCGGCGCGATACCTCCGGGCGAAGCGGCCGACGAGCTCGCGGCCGGCCTGCTCTGCGATCCACGGCGCATCGTCCCGCAGCGCGTCGAAGGCCGTGCGATCGGGGTGCACGAGGAGCTCTCGCGCGATCAGCTCGGGCGCCGAGGCCGCGCTGTCGTCGCCAGCAATCAGCCGCTTGTCGGCCGCGCTCAGTCGACGCCAGTGCGCGCTCGTCGCAGCCCTGAAGGCGAGCGTGAGCTCGCGGCCGTCGGCCTCGCTGGCGACGTCGATCACCAGCAGCGGGCCGTGCTGCGCTTCAAGCGCCTTGATCGCGTCGGGCGCGAGGGCCATCACACCACCTGTCGCGAGATGCTCTGGTCGTCAATCGGCGACGCGCCGTTGATCGTCAGACCGCGGTACTGAAAGCTCACCTGCACGGTCAGCGCGTCGGTACCCTGCTCGCCGCCGCCCTGCGCACCGGAGAAGCGCACGCCCGAGAGCACCTCGCGACGAGTGCCCAGCACGCTGTCGGTGTACTGGATCACGACCACGCGATCGCGATCACACCAGCCCGCGCTGGCAGCGAGGGCGTCGTACGCGCTGCGGTGGAGCGTGATGCTCGCATCGCCCGGCACGAAGCGCCCGCGGGTCATCCCCAGCGGCCGGCGCCCGGCGCCCTGCACGAGCGTGCGCTCGACGGTCCAAGAGAACGCGATCGCGGTGATCGCGACCAGCGGCTCGTCGCCGTCGGTGCGGACCTCGATGGAACTCCAGTCAAATTCGCGGTTGTTGATCGTCGCCATGTCACGCCACCTGCGCCGAGAGGGAGAGGTCGATGTCGATCAGCGTGGCATACCCGAGCGGCTGCACGCGCACCTTGAAATTCAACTGCGACGAGCTGAGCACGTTGTTGTTGCGGTCGACCTGAGCGCTCACGGCCGACGTGAGGCCCGACGCCACGAGGTCCTGCGCCAGCGCTGCGGTCACGCGCCCGTCGATCGCGTCGGCGTCGCGCGGGTCGATCTTCCCGCCAGCGATCGTGCGCACCGAGCTGTTGAGGTAGTCCTGCAGGATCGACACCGAGAGGCGCGCGGCTTCCTTCACCACGCGCACGTTCATCACGCTGGTGAAGTCGCTGCCCGCGGCCGCGCGCGTGACCGCCGTCGAGTAGAATCCCCCGCGCCCCGGGAGGCTCTGCGCGCCGATGAAGCGCCCCGTGTCGAGCCCGGTCAGGATGCGCAGGTCGTGGATCAGATCGCCGTCGTCGATCCCGCCGAGCGGGCCCGAGAGCACGCGCCCTGGATGGTCCGCGAGCCCGTTCACGCCGACGCTGCGGATCAGCGCGAGGCGCGGGCCGATCGCCCACGCGACCGAGCGGATCAGGTTCGCATCCCAGAGCGCGTCGAGGCGCGTCGCGTAGCCCGCTGCCACCGCGCCGTGGCGCGACGTGAACGCGCTGAAGCCCGGCGACGTGCCGAGCAGCACGCCCTGCCAGGTCGAGACGCTCTCGCCGCTGTTCTGGTTGCGACTCGACGCGAGAAACCAGCGATAGACGTTGCTCGCCTCAAGCCCGCCGACCGAGGTGTCGAGCGTGCCGACGGTGGCGCCGGTCACCTGCTCGGCCACGTGCACGAATTCGTGGTCAATCGTGGTGACCTCGAGCGCGTCGAGCGCGGTGCCGAGGGCCGAGGCATCCCAGATCGGGGCCGTCGACGTGAAGCTGAACACGTCGCCCACCACGAAGGTGCCATCCGCGAAGTCGGTAGTGATCCCGGTGTTCGGGATCGTGATCTCGCCGTTGGCGGGCACCGCGAACTCGCTCGAGAAGCTCTCGCCGTTGTCCAGAGAGATTCGCACGGCGGCGGTCAGCGCGGCGAGGTTCGCGCCCGCGCGCGTCACGCGGTAGACCACGCGGAAATCGTCGGCGGCCGTCGCCACGGTCACCGAGAGCACCGCGGTCGAGGTGTTCGACCCGCCCGCCGAGACCGCCGAGCAGCTGCCCGCGCTGGTCGAGGCCGCGCGCACGCAGAGGATCGGGCCGCCCGCGCGCAGGAAATACTCGGCGGCCAGCGCCGTCAGCTTCCCGTAGCCGAAGGTGCTCAGCGCGTCTTCGATCGTGCTGCAGAGCACCACGGTGTCGACGGTGCCTGACTGCGCACACCCGACGATCGCGGGCGGGCGGGAGAGCTGGCGCGAGACCCCGAGGCCTCCGTCAGCGATTGCGAGTGTGGTCGATGCGATCGGCATTAGGTCCTCGTGGGGGCTCGGTCAGTCGGAGGGGATCAGGATCTGGCCGTCACCCGCGACGGCCCCGGTGGTGTCGAATGCGACGGTCGCGACGGTCGCGACGGTCGGCGCCGTCTCTGGCACGTAGCCACGGAGCGTGACGCGCAGAGTAACACTCTCCCCGAGCGTAAGCGCGTCGCCACGGGCCCAGGTGCCGGTGCCGAGCACGAATGCGGTCGGGCCGACGACGCTGTGCAGGGCGCGCACGAGCGCGTCCCGTAGGGTGATCGTGCTCTCGAAATCGGCCGCCCAGCACTCCACGTCGAAGAGGGTGTCGAGGCCGACGAGCGCACGCTGCAGGCCCGATGCGAGGGGGCTCCGCTTCGGCGCCGCACCGGCCTCGTCGCTGGTCGGGATCCACCGCAGGCACGGCGGCGCGACGTGATCGTCAGCGAGCCGTGCGCCCACGCTCGTCGAGAGCCCGGCGACCTCGAGGGCAGCGGCGACGTTCACCGCTTCGATGGTCGTTGTGAGGGTCACAGCAGCGCCTCGATCGCCTCGTTGGCTGCGAGGATGAAGGCTCTGCGCCACGAGGGAGGAAGCTCCGGAATCGGAAGGAATGGCCGCGCGGGAATCGCGCCGAATCCGTATTGATGCGTTGCCGCATAGACTGGGTTAGCGGTGATCGAGAAGCTGTCGCCCTCGATCCGCGGACGCGTGGTGACCGACGCGCGAAGGCGCCCGGTGTCGAGTAGCGGCTTGCCTCGATCACCACGGCGGCGATTGCGCGCGCGAGCTCGCGCGAGCGGACGCCAGGGCGCGCCCGACGGCGCCGTCGACCTGCGGAATCCCTCGGCGACGAGGTCTTGCGCTTCGGCGGCGACAGCCTTCACGACGTCGGTGACGGCCTGGTCACTGAGCCTCGAGAGACGTCGCGCGAGGCTGGCTGCTGCTGCGAAATCGCCGCGCACGCTCACGGTCACCAGCCTCGCTGCGACGAGCTCGTCGTGGTCGGTGCCGTCGTGGCCGTCGCGAATCGCTGCGGGCCCGGCACCGTCACGCCACCCGTGACGGCGGCCTTGCCTGCCGAGACGTCGCGGAGCCATGCGCGCATCCGGTCTGCCCGCACGATGACGACGTCCCCATTCGCGCGACTCGGATCGAGGCCGCGCGTCGTCAGGATCAGCTCGGCCGCGAGAGCACACACGCATTGCGTGAGGTCCGTGCCGTAGCTCTGCAGCGGCGTCGCGTACCGTGATCGTAGATAGCTGTCGGCCACGTCGCTAGCGGCCTCCAGGCACTCACTCTGCACGGTGCTAGAGACACCCGAGAGGGCCGCTGCGGGCAGCCCGAATCGCACCAGGTCTGTCGTCGTCGCGTACGCCACAGCAGCACCTCTCGGGTCAGATCAGGTCCAGGTCACGCCGAGCACTTCGCGGCGAGCCAGAACGGCCCGTACCCCGCCGCGCCGCGCGCCTTCACGCCGTACACGAACTTGTTCCGCATCATCACGTGCTCGTCCGAGGGGTTGGTGAGGGTCACCATCTCGGGCGCCTGACGCTGCTGGAAGATGAACGGCTTGATCGGGCGCGTGGTGTCGAGCAGGTACCACGTCGAGTCGCTGCCGCCCGCGCTGGCCGCCAGCTGCGGGGCCACGACGACCTCGCTCAGTCCGCGCAGGACGTTGTCCACGGCTCCGATGGTGCCAGAGTCGACGATCGTCGAGGCCTGCACGATCTTGCGCGCGGTCACCTCGAGGGCAGGCGGCACGAGCAGCACGTCGGGGCGCACGCGCAGGCTCTCGCCGTCCTCGCCCACGTACTCCATCATGGACGCGCGCACCGTGGCGAAATTCGACGGCGTCAGCGCGGTTGAGCCGAACAGGTTGTCGATGGTGTTGCCACCGAGCGAATGGCTGTTCGAGAAGAAATTCACGTCGTCGTACGCGGTCTCGGTGCCACCGGCGAGGATCGCGGCGAAGACGAGGTCGTCAGGCCAGAGGCGCGCCTGCATGCCCATCTCGTCGACGAGGCCCGAGTAAACGCCGATCGAGTCGTCCTCGATGTCGTCGCGGTCGACCTCCACGGTGAGCTCATAGCTCTCGTTGTCGAGCTGGTACCTGTAGCTCTTGGCGTTGACGAGCTTGCGCTCGCCGTCC